CCCGAGGCCCGTTAAACCGCGAAGCGGCTTAACGTTTCCTTAGCGCCAGCGGTATACGAGGTAACTCGTATCACGCTTCGTGTATCGACTGAGCGGAAGCAGTGGGGCAGGATTTTCCTGCCACACTGTACGCCGCATCTGCGAGGACTCTAGCCACGGCATCAAGGGATTCTGATCGGTACGTTCTGAGAAATATCTCAGAAGCGTTTCCCAACCAGAGGCCTTGAAAACTTGCCGAGGTGTCTTCACACAAAGTATGTATCGCTCGAGCTTTTGCAAGCCCGAATTGACACGTACCCGTGTGGGACGGTGTTCCTCCGGAACTTCAACTAAGGCAGGGATCATGATGTCGTCGTCCTCATCGGACGTCAGCATCGAGATCTCAGGTATGAACGGATATACATCCGTTAACATGCCTACGATTACATCGTAAGCTTGGTAGAACTTCCGTTTCCACATCGCGTTAGCATAAGCTATCCACGACGTGTAAACGTCAGAGCGCTGGGATGATGCCCATACTGTCCTAATACGGACAGGCGTGACATCGACTCCATTAAAGGAATCGACACCACATGACTCTCTAAAGAGTCCTTTAGTGAAACTCTTATCACGGTTGATTTTCAACCCAAATGATTCGAGTATCTTCATCGCGTTCTCGGCGTAAGCCGTGGGCACGACTACATCATCACCATACACTAAGATACCCTCACGGGTATCCGCATCCTCAGTACCTGCAGTCAAGAGAGCCCAAACTGTTAACGACAACACGGGAAAGCATAAAGCTGACCCCATTGGCGCAAACTTATTGAGTTTTAACTCTTGACCGTTCGGTAATGTTGTGGACAGAGACCTACAATTCAGCAGAGCGCAACTGATGTGCTCTGGGAAGAGTAGTTTAACCAAACCAATAGACACGCGATCCGAGGCCTCATTGAGGTCAAGAGTCGCGTACCTGCCAGTCGAGGACCCTAGTAGGGCCCCAAACTGGTTAGGCTGTTGGTCTGTGAAGTGGATATTATGACAGGTTATGTCATGAGTCTCCACATGTCGCATAATCGCGCGTCCTAAACCTTGTTGGACCCATTGAAATTCAAGGGGCTCACAAGATATAAGGCGCGGTCCTCTAGAATCCTTGGGCACAAGATAAACTCGTGCGGGATTCTCGCGATCAGAGAGATTCTGCAGTTCTTTCGCAGAATCGCAGACGTGACCCAAGGATGCATAAAAATATGCATCAAGGGCATAAGACTGCCTGATCCGTTGCGATACACAACTGAAGCAATACTTATCTGGTCCAGTTTCTCTCGTAGAAACGGCGCCAGGTCCGTGTCGCGGATGTATATCGGAAACGTCAAAGCCAGAAAAAGCTTGCGAAAGCAACTTTCTCGCGGCTCGAACAATGTCCCTACGGAACGGGTCAGTATGACCCATCCCCTCGGAGACACTAAGGCTCCACCAACTTCGAATACTATCGAAGTAGGTGTTCCATGCGAACAATTGGGCGTCAGTGGCAATAAAGCCATCAACGACTTTTTGTTCATCCGTCTTGGCGTAAGGTAACTCATATTTGTAATAAACGAATAGTAAGTTACGGAGCGCCATGATGCTTCTCACACAAGGTATTGGAAGTATCCAACCGTCGCGAGAGAAAACACGCTCGAATAACTCACCGAATAGTTTCGGAAGTTTACTATCAGGCATGCATTTGAATGCAAGCTTGGTAGCGTCGAGTGCAACTTCTCCAGACAAGGCCCGATCAAGGGCTTTGCCTAGACGTGGAAGAGTTTTCGTAAGAAAACCCTGACCTTCCCGTGCATGCCGGTCAACGATCTTTTGGATCGTCAATCGACAGGCACGTGGTGATAATACATTGCCATGAGACGTTTGAACGTCACACAGCATTGCGCTAAGGATCCTAACTAACGGATCTAGGCTCTTCGGTTTATCCATAAGGATACAACTCCTAGAGCATGCGCAACACGTGTGATGCATAGCGAACAAGGAAGAAAGGGGAGGTGAGTGATTATGTCACCTCCTTGAGTTTCATTTGTTTGTATTTGTAAGTGTCGGTAAGTTTGGTGAAATATCACCCCGTGGAGATTTCAAGTTTCCATGGTCGATAGACAATCGAAACTTATCGAACGAACAAGCACAAGCGCACAGAACCAGGAAAATGGTCCATACGATAAGCCAAGGAACAAATTCCTCGGCACGTACCAACCGACCTGGTATATGCATATGATGATTAGATTTCTTCATATGAATGATTACTTCCTATACGGAACACGAGTAACAAAACCCACGAATACAAGATCGGAGTCTAGGCACCTCTACGGTGCTTCGCTCTTTTCACTGTTATGGCCGTCCACACGTTCCAACATTCGAAGGAACTGGGGGTTGGGTCAACGCAGAGTGTATTAATGGGCCATGGACTGTTGGATAACATTAAAGTTAGCCTTAAGGCCACCAGTTAGGTGGTAACAAAGGCGCCAACAGCCCAAGGTTACTAATGAAGCTCGTAAGGCGAGGCGATTAAATCGTCCCGTTCTTGAGAGCTGCGGCCAGCGTACCGGTACAATTCAGGAGCACGGTGGTGGCGGTCGTGTTTGTTAAACACAGACCGGACATCATCTGCGCCATTATCGTATCGATAGGCGTCGACGAGTCGAGGTCCCCTACTGGGACATCGAGTGTCAGACTCAGTGAACAATTGCGTTGCTTCAAGCTAATGCCGGTGACCGCGAGGTCAAACCGGACATTGCTCTGGCGGCGCTTGTCGCTCCCGCCACCAACTTCTCGATGTTGAATCTTGAAGTGGTTAGGCAGGTTAAGGGGTTCGCCCACTTGGGCGTACTCCGTAGATCGGCCATTCTCGGAGATACGTTGGAAACCAACGTCTGCTCCAGCAGAATTCCGTATTTCATGTGTCACTAACGTGTCGCTTAGCATACGAATTGGGTGTTAACCCGATTATTTAGTACATTTAAGGATAACGTACAACCGTTGTTTGCGAATGTGCTAACGCGTTAATGCGAGAGCACCGCCTAAACTGAGCTCTTTAGGGCTCAGGCCGCTCGTAGTCAACGAGCGATACAGGTCAGGCACGAAGTTACGCAAATATGCGTCCTCGTTCTGAACGAGTACTGCTGTACCAGATCCACCGTGATTCAGGGACGTAGAAACGCTCCTTACTACATGGATGGAATAGATACAGCCACGCACTGACAGCTTGGGTTCGATCATTCTCCTTTTGAATTGATCAAGCCACTGGCTCACGCCAGCGACCCAATCAATTACGAAGGACCACGGGATAGCATTCCAGATAATCCTGGGGTTAAGGTTAACCCCAAAACGATCTGCTAACGCTCCCGCGAGGTTACCCTCGGCCATTAAAGGCAGCTGATAGCTGTATTCAATGGTAAGAACGAACTTAGCTAACGGATACACTACGGAACGCACAGCGACCCAATCTTGAGTGCAGGACCATGAAGGTGCCTGCATTGGGACTCGATCGACGTGATTCCGGAATACATCCCGCAGCGAAACGCTATAATGGCGCTTCAGCGGCTTGTTAGCGTTCTTGACCAGGCGTCTAAGCTGGTCTCGAACATCTGATAAGGCTTGGCGAACGCCAAGTATATCAGACGCAAGTGGCAGAAAGTTGAACTCCGTTTGGAGATAACCATCTGCCCCTGTACGGCTCAATGACCTCAAGGTCCGCCCAGTATTGTACCGCTTATTGCGGTACATCTTTGACAGTAAATCTGCCAAGGAATTGGACGCCTTTCGGATCATTATCAGAGACTTGGGGATGGACTCTAAATCCTTCAGCTCATAAATTGAGTTAAGAAGGCTAAGCCCATCCGCAGGCCGAATACCCGGAAGAACGCTATTAAAGGCGTTCCTCATGATAGTCGGGAGATCAATCGCGGCTTCGATTTGACTCGGAGTCGTAACTGTACTCAACTCTAAATTGCACAAACCCTTCATAGGGTTCGTACAATAGCCTAGCGTACTAGTTGGCTCAGGCAGTAGGTGATTATTCGAATTGACGAATCCCCAGGCCGAGTTCGCTTGGTCTCCCCAAAAAGCAGGGAGATTTGAGCGATCCCAAGTCCAGGTACCGTCATCGACAGTATCGCCTATATAAGTCTGGAGACCGTCGATGCTGTCATGCAGCAACGATCTATTCAACTTATAATGCCTTACGGGTTTCATCCCATAAGGACGACGCCCCGAGTCAGATGAATCCAAAGATTCATAGTATGCAGTGTATCCACCTACGGACGAGATATTAGGCTCGCCGTAGTATGAACCACCGTCCTTACTACTTATTCCATTGGACACCACCTGAACAAGGGGTGCTAATGCTGAGCGGATAGGACGCATAGTGCGTGTTGGAATGGCAATTAAACAATCACCGAGGTTGGCGCCCAACGGGGGCG